ATTGTTTTAATAGTGTCATTAATATTCGTATAGAATGCTTCTAAGTTGTCGTATTGTCTGTCGTTAGTACCAATCATTAAAACTATACAATCAAAGTTATAGGCTGTATCCATGAAATTATTGATAAAGTATTTTAAATCTTCGCTATCAATTCCACTCATTCCAAAGTTTCTAACAATTATCTTGAATTTTTCATTCATATAATTTTTAAATAATTGTGCCCAACCATTCCCGTCTAGTGCTTCATACCATCGTCTACCACCTGAAGTCCAAAGATATTCTCCAATTTTATAACCAGATGTAGCATTCGGGTTATTCGGACCATTACCTCTCACATTATAACTTTTCCCATCAATAACGGCTTCATACTGTTGAAAACCTGACGACCCCGCACCTTGCGTTATACTGTCACCAATTAAACAGATTCTATAGTTATAATTAGGGGCGTTCACTGTCATATATTTTCCAATAACATCAATTGGTGTGTTATTTTCCGGTATATCCGAATCTTGTTTATACATTGGAGGGTAATCTTCCTTTTGCCACGAAAAACAAAAATATTTTGCTCCGTTTGGAATTTTGATATTCGTAAAATTTTCACTTAATAAATAATTTTGGTAACCTTTTACAAGTAATCCGGAAGAAGTAGATGGTCTCGTCCAAAATGAGATATAGAAAAAAGATTTGTCAGCAACAAATTTTCCTTTTTTTACGGTAATAAAATTCGTTTCATTATTGATTGGTATTAAATTAGATGTTACGAATGAATCATCTTTACTCACAGTACCGCCATTTGTTATTTTATGATTAAATATTGCTTTTGCAGTTTTCAAACCTACTCGTTCATTCATATTAGGTATATTCATAAATATTTGAACTGATGATTCTTTACTAAAGCAAAATCTAACATATGCTGTATTTTTAGGAAAAGAAATTCTTTCCATATAATATGGTTGGCTTTTTATGTCATTAATAAATTCTACTACATTCAGTTCACTATCGAAATATATTACACTAGCATATTTTGGATTTGAAGGTTTTAACCATAAACCATCGACAAAATATTCATTACATCCTGTAACATTTATAAAGTCGGTGGTATACCAATTATCAACAATTTCTAGATTGCCTGTTGTAAGAGGTGCAATATTATCAATCCTGCGATAATCTAATATATTATTAATGTTTTGTAGTCCAACTAAATTTTTCTTTAGTGAATTAATTTTATCTCCCGTAATTTTAGCATCAGCGGCGGCATTTTCTACCGTCAATGACTTATCAATCGGCGGATTGGATGGATTCGTGATATTAGCTGTCAACCATTCCGCTACTTCGTTGCTTACAGTTGGTTTCAGCAGATTAAGCAGTTCTCCGCTTTCTTTCATTGCTTCGATTTTCTTGTTTACTTCGTTCTGTACGTCGAGATTTGAAAAATACTGATTGATAAAATCATGTAACGCTTTGTAACTTTTTACAAGTTCGTCCTGCGCGTCAAACATTTCTTTGACCGTTTTAAACAGCACAACAAATTTGTTTTCCAAACTTAACGTTCCGTTAAAATCATACGGAATCCCCCGCACACTTGCAACAACCTCACAAGCCTGCGTAATCATCTGACCAAAGTCGGGCAAATTTGGAAAATCTGGAATCTTTGGTTTGTCTGCCATTGCTACACCTCCTTAATAAAATTGATAAAACAATTCTTTACAATCATCACAGATACGCTTGTTAAGGTTTAGGATGGTATCGCGGAATCTCTGTACTTCTAATGAGTAACTACCGTCAAACCCCTCATCTTCAATCGTATCATTATTATCTGCATGATACGTGTCATTGCTGTTGGTTTTTGTCGTATTCTCTCCATTGCTTACCGCACTATTATGGATGGTATTCTGCCCCCGATCCATCGTAGACGCATAATTCGTTCCGGCGAAATTAATCTGCGGATTGTCAGAGTGAATATTTTGTGTGTCGTTATTTGTATCGGCTGTCGTTGTGTTTTTCGCTGTGCTGTCTCCCGAGATCACACCTGTTCGAGTATCGTCTTTTGTACTCGTTACTTTTCGTGTACTCTTATGAGTGATAAGCGGGTCGTACTCAAAAGTAATACTCCTGTATAACTGCTCGTAATATGGCATGTTAACCGTAAGGATTTTTTTCAGATGATACTGAAATTCACCAATCGTTTCTAACCCGATCTGCTCGCGGAAATACTGTAAACAGAACGTTTTTTCGAACGCAAGTTTTGTAGCATTATATTCGGAGTCGGATGCATCGACATAAAACGGAAAATCAAAGTTGAATACTAATTCAATTGCTTTTTCGATCATACCATCAATAGTCTGCTTTTCTAGCGGATGAATCACGTTGTCTGCAATAACCAACTGTTCGATGGTATTCGTCAATGTTTTCGTTTCGTAGTTATAGCATAAAAACATTAGTCCACCTCGCTTTCCGGTGTGCTGTGTTCGCCTTTTTCTGTCGTGTCAAAAGCATCTGGTCGGTTAATCGGCGTTACCATCTTAGAATTAAAACGTACATGGATATTCAAACCATACATTTTATTGATCGCATCAAGTCCCCTCTGAATGGTAGCCAGATTTCCGTTTCTTGTCAACTCGATTTCTCCATCGTTGTAACTTGTTTCCGCGGAAACCAGCCGTTCCGGTTTTTCAACTCCGCTTGCTTCGATACCGAGATCAGCCAGACACTCTGCTACTTCTCTCTGTGCGGCGGTGTCAAGTTCGTTAAAAATCGGTTGCACTTTCAGATCAATGGTATCAATTTGAATCTGTTTTCGCAGATCGTTTTTGGCTTTGATAAACGGAATGTTTTTTACCCACTTTTGAATAAAGTTGTCAATGCTGAGTTTTTGCGTAGAATCTCCGCTGATGACAACTGGCGTCCTCTGCTGAATCACGTTTACCCTTGTCGACGCTTTTTTCTCTGCCAGACTCTGCGAATGAAGAATAATACTGAGAATTTCCGGTACAGCAAAAGGTCTTGCGAAAATCAACGCGCTTTCTTCCTTGTCGGTCTGTTCATAATACTGTCCATTCATGGCGTACGCAATCCAATCGGTCGGGATACCATAAATATCAGGCTCACCAACCAGATTCACACCAAAAACACCGTAAAGTCCGGTGATCGGCTCTTTTTTGAACAGACACATTCCCTGCCATAATAAATAGGAGTTCAACATCCGCGGTGGAATCTCATCCGGTAAACCGTCATACTCATACCGCGATAACGCCAGATTCACGAACTTATCAAAAAAGTGCCGGAAATATAGTTTTTCTTCCGGTGATGTATTCGGATTATTTTCCCACTGTCCCCATACTTCCTTGTTACTCACCCGATACGGGTTATTGTACATGATATCACCTCCTTAGTTATTGGAAAGACCATAGTTTCCCACATCGTCCGTATGCCAGAACGTAACGCCGCGGTTAAACATTGTCTGCAAAAAGTTGATATCATCGGTAACACACGAACCATGCAAGCTGCAATTAACCGTTTTGACAAAATTCCAATTTGAACGCCCCGTAATATTGGGTACTTTAATTTTGTGCGTTGCATATCCGTACATTGTGAAAAAATCGTCAATCGTTTTCGCCATCTGAGCGGTTACACTCATCACATGACAGTAAACTTGACTGCCGAACAATGCGGCGGCAACAAAACTTCCAGATGAATTGCCTTTTGCTGTCGGTGGAATCAAATCATGGCTTTCTTTTTGTGCGTTAATGTTTTCGTTCAGTAGATATGTTCCGGTTGCCGCGGTATAAATGCTTTCAACGCCAGCAGCTAAATTTCCGCTTAATGCTCCTACTAATCCTCCAGCTAAATTTCCAATCTGCGATATTGCATTCTGCTTTTTGGAGTAGTCCCATACCGGACTAGACTGCGCTAGAAAAGCCTGATAGCCGTCATTTGTCCATGAACACTGTGGGAAATTATTGATGATAAAACCGTATGGGGATTTTGACCCACCAGTACGTTTATATTCACGTGGAGCCACAAAAATTGCCGGAGTATTAAACAAAACGCCATAAACCTGCATGGTTAATGCTCCATTTTTACCGTATTCGAAATTAAAAGTATGCTGTATTCCAGAACCATCGTTTACCAGACAATAACAATAGGGATACTGATATAGTTTATTATTTTTCGGGATATAGCCGTCAAGTGCATTTGGTTGAACGGTTACTTGTGTATAAACAGATGCATCTGCCTGGAAACAAGCTTCTGGTGCTTGATATACATTAACAATCGCATCTCCGTTTCCGCTTTTGACGTAATTCTGGATAACTGTGATTAAGTCCGTATATTTTTTTTTCCGAGTAAATGTCAACCCCGATAAAATTCCTTGATTGACAACGGGTAAAATATTTGTTCCGTTTTCGTCTGCACTTGCATTCAAACAATACTCCATCTGACCGAGATTCAAAAGTTTCATGTCACTAGGATTGTCCACGTACTCCCCCGTTTCCAGATTTTCTGGCACTAAATTAATTCCGGCATAATCAGCTTTTTTGTCAATATGTTCCCGTTCCACATAGCACGGCTGTAATACCACATCGTAAAAACTGTTCTGGAAACGATCGGGTTCGAAATAAATCTTAAAACTTCCGTCACTCAACCATTCGACGCGCGTCACAAAACCGAAATACCATTCTTCCGTATAGGGTTTGTTCTGAAAAGCAATATAATTGCATTTCAGAAATTCACTCTCATTCCCTTTTCCCTTATACGTCAGTTCTCCCCATCGTACGGGCGCGGATTGCTTAAAAATATGAATTGCTTTTTCTCTTACATGAGCCAGACAGCCAGTTTTTCCATTTTCATAATAACGCACATGTTCATAGTCATTTCCCCATTCAATCCCACTTGCTAAAATTACCTCGGTCTGCGGGGAAACAGCCGCCACATCTTTCTGTGGCGGCATCGGAATGAAATTATCCATGTTTCCCACCTCTCTTAATCGGTCGTAAAGTAAATGGTTGCTGTTTTGGACGAATTGTAACGACTGGTAATCACAACTTTTACGCTCGTTGTTTTATTTGCTTTCGTTTTCAGATTCTTTTCGTCTTTTGCGATTCGAAGAATCGTAGTTCCCGGGATTACAAACGTATCGGCAGAAGAGTTACCCTCTACTTTTACGTCAATCGCTTTATCAGCTACCCCATCAGAATCAACAGAAAAACTTCCGCCAAAGTCCACATCTGTTCCGGGTTTCACCAGTCCTACATCACGTGCGGTGATGGAAGAAACAAGAACTTTCTCTGTTGTAAACACAATGATCGGATAAAACAGGGAGTACGAGAACATCCCTTTCACCGTGTACGTGCTGTTCCATCGTAAACCACGATTAACATTGTCCTGTACCATCATGCGATACTGTTCACGGATTTTGAAGAACCGTTTGTCTACCAGCACGGCGACAATGCCCTCAGCATCGTTAAAGTTATCAATCAACACCTGCTGTGCTTTCGGAATCATACGATCAAGATTATACGCACTTGCGTAGCTGTCAACATTCATAGCCGCTTTGGTGTCCGGGTCGACAAACAAAAGAATGGTATCTTCTTTTGCCGCCGATGTCGCGCCTGCAAAGTTGTACAGTGGGTTCGGAAACTGAATCTTGTCAATATAGGACTGAATCTGTTTTGCAAGCGCATTGGCGCTTGCCTGATCAGTAACCGGGTCGACGTGTACAGGATAAATCTGACCCGCGCGCTTTGCAGATGCAATCAGTTCTTTTGCCGTGGTAAACTCATCCCAGTTACAAGCGGAAACGACACTCTCCACTTTTGCCTGCACTAGACTTCTGAGTCCGTAATCATCGAGAAACGCGCCGCGCATATCCTCAAACCAGATCGTTACCGGATAATCGTTATTAAAATTGATGACATGATACAGCGCCATAATGTAGCTGTCATAAATGGCGGTCGCATCTTCGATGCTGATATTGGCATCGTGCGCGTAACCCTGTGCAAAATTTACGTAGACTTCCTGTTCTCCGTTTCCGTACGGCATAGCGTTACTGTTCAGCACACGCAGAGGATTGCGGAACGCTTCGGAGCTGATGGACTGGCTAGCGATCAGATTCACCAGTGCCGGAACGAGTTCGTTTCTTGTCATCGGATTGTACGGGTCAGTTAACGTTTTCGCAATATCTGCGATATTTTCGCGTGTTGCCACCGGGACGCGGTCACGGTAATCAACGCTCATAGTCGAGCGTACGGCGTTCAGCATATTAATATTGGTCATATCTAATTTTTCTGCCATTGTTTTCACTCTCCTTTTCCGCTCATGATGAGCTGAGACATATCAAGATCATTGATACTTGTTGCGGTGTCTTCTGCTTCCGGCACTTTTCCGCCAAACTCGGTTACTTTTGTGATACTTCCGCCGTGGGAAAGATCAGACCAGCGGCTTTTGATTTCTGCGACTGCAGAATCATACTTTCCTTTCAGTTCGTCCCGTTCTGCGACCAGCGCGTCACGTTCGGACATCAGTGCGCCGATGTCGGTATCTTCTGTTTTGATTTTTTCGCTGATGGCGGCGATTGCGTCACCGTGCGTTTCGATGTTTCCAATGTCTGCTACAATTTCTGTCCAATACTCTTCAAGTGTCATGTTAAAACCTCCTTTTTAAATTGGGATATGACCAGATAGGCATTTTATGCCGTTTCGGTTTCATGGGATGGGGCGGCTCGGGTGGTTCTGGTTGTTCACCTTTTGCCAGATACCGATATACCATAATAGCGTTGTTCAAACGTTCGGAATCAGATAAGTACCGATTCCCAACAATCCATCCGGTAATTGCAGAATCTTTCGCGTGTTCCGAAATAAAATTGAAACACGCATGTGCTTTTTCCTGCCTTAAGCTAAGTGTTCCATCGTCACTGATTCCCTCCCATCCTTTCATATAGGCGGAAGTCAGTGCGTTCAGATCGGTGCTGTCACTGTGCAAAAACGCTTGTAGATTTTTGTAAGCACTAGCGGCTCCGACCGAATACCAGACATTCTCATAAATCAGATATTCTAACTGCGCGTTACCATCTTCCCGGCTGTACCCGTTGGAATCTAACCATTGGAACAACCGCGTCCGGCGGTCGGTAGAGGAATTATCTGTCCATTGTCCCAAACCATAACCGGGCGAGCCGACAATCGTGCCTTGCCACAAACCCGGATTAATGGTTGATTCCTGCCAGAAGTTGCCGCAGATGGCGGCAATCACATACTGGCTGATACCGCTTTGCACCTCAACCGGATATCGGTAAAGATATGTCCAGGAACTATAGGGCGACACAAACGTATTGATGGACACCTGTCTGTCCAGTGGGTAGCTGTCTGTGTGCGCTCCCATGGTATATCCGCCGCCGTCTGCCGGGTCATATACCATTTCGGTATGCCCGGAACGCCACAAAATATCGCCTTTTTTCCAAGGCTGGTTTGCGGTTCCTTTCTGGAATCCCGCGCCGATCAGATACCCATCCATGCTCCGCGTGGTAAACCACGGGTTGCTTTTCAAAAAACCGCCAACGGTACAACAGTAACTCATGAGGGACGAACAGTCATAGTAGGTAATCCCTCCCACGGTCTGCCCCTCACGGTAGTCTTGTGAGTAACCAACGTTCGGAGCATTACAAATTTCGATACAAGTGTTGTAAGCAAGTGTCAGATCAGCCACGGGTCAGTCCCTCTTTTGCAACGTAACCGGTATAGACGATTCCATTGACAACCGCTTTTACAAGATACCACTCATTTGTATAATACCCGTAGTTTCTAACACTGGTTCCGGTCGGCAACGTCAAAATGACCGTTTTATCCATTCCCGCGCCAACACGCAGATTGTAGCGATCATTGGTATGATACGCTCCTGCAATTTTCCGGTCAAAACTACGCGCGGATTCTGTTTTGATTGAGCTTTCCATAACATTCTGTGGTTTGTCGTTTTTTCCCGCATACCGATAATGGACGGTATTCTCATACGGGAGATCATAATAAGACCGAACGCAGATTTCTTTTCCGGTCTGATCGCCCGTCTGCCCATCAATCCCGCCGTTTTCCGACTGGCTTGCGTGGACAATGCGGTTCGCGTCAACCGACATCGTAACATGATGACCAGCCGCAAGGTGGATATCACCGCGCCGCCACGGTTTCTTAGCTTTTACAAAACCAGATCTTTCCAACTGTTCGCCGAGATTTCTTGTGGTACTGTACGGACTGACTGGAAACCCAGCTTGTGCGAGTGCCGTTCCCACGAATGAGGAACAATCATAATCAGGTCCATTCCGGTGTACCTGTGAGTAACCGTGGCGATCATCGGCGGCGATCTGTTCCTCCCATGCAACTGCGTTTTCGATTTTACTCATTCTTTCCACCTCCTAAGTGCTGGCAAAGCGAATTAATCGCGGTTGTGTTCGCTTCTACACTTTTCCGTAATTCTTCCATTTCTTCCTTGTGTGCGTCTTTTTCTTTCACCAGATACCAAAAAAGCGCGCCGCAAGACACGATTGGAAAACCGAGACTGCCAATCAACTGTGTTACCATTGTCACATCCATTCGTCTACCTCCTTATCCTGCCATTTTAACCAGTCCTCAATCTCACTAACTTTATCACACATAATAAAGTTATGAATGAATCGGACTGGCGATTTACTGTTATACGCGTTACCATCCATAAAAAAGAAATCCCACAAATACCGGATGTGAGACTCATAATTTTCATGTGGGACAAGGATTAATGTGTCTTTTTCGTCCCCTTTATAGCGTACCGTATAAGCAAGATAAGCATTTTCTTTTTTCATCATTCCGACAATCATATTAAAAACGATATTCGCCATCTCTGCTCCTTTCTTCCTGTCCATAAAACAAGGAAACCTTTTGACCTGCCAAGGACAGGGCGGTTTACTCAACCGTGGCAACCCCTCTGAAAAAGGTTTCCCCGTATTTTCATGATACCTCTTTTCTGTCCGTCTGTCAAGTACTTTTGTCCGTCATACGCAAACTATTTATAAAGATCAATTCCCAATAACTCAACCGCCATATTCTTGCTGTCTAGATCGTCAAAACGCAAATATGCTTTCCGGTATGCGTCAACTAGATTTTCAAACAAATAATCATAGTGTTCCAACATAACCGTGTTTTGGGTATGATCACCGTCCCGAAAAACCGCGACAAAATTACAAGACGGGTTATAGTTGTGCGTAATATAAATGTACCCCTCTTCGTAATACTCATATACCCCATAACTTTTTCCGCTGTGTTCGATCGTAAACAGATACCGCGACCGTCCGGTCGGCTTCTGCACAAACACAGCATCGTCAATCAACATCTGATCACCCACGCTCATGCTCTGCATATAGTGACCACCGCGGAATGCTTTCAGAGCAGTATTTTCCCACATGGCTTTACTGGCACTGTCATTGTGCGTAAATTCGCACACAAAACCACTTCCATGCATCATTTTGGTTTCTTTCTGATACCGTTTGTGGATGCCAAAAAATACAAAATAGGGATTAAGTAAAGAAATATTATTCGATGCCATCACCAGCTTAAACCATCTAGACTGACTTCCGTTTCCACGACTGATCGTCAATAACAACGACTGCAGTTTTTCAGATTCCCCTTTTACGTATTGTCCGCTTTCCATGCTGAACTCGTCAAAAAACAAAAAGTAGATATCCCGAAAATACGGAGACAATTTTTTTACACTGTCCATCTTACTTCCAAAACTAAACGCGCATCCGAACGGCTCCCCGTCCAGAAAATACCGCACCACATTTCCATTCTTATCTAGATTTTTATAGGTAATCACACTACCCAATTTTGGATACATTTGCAACATATCCTCGTACATCGCCGCCGCTCCCGTCATTTCCCCTTTCGTCCGGAAAATCCATCCGGTCTGCAATCCGTACTCTTTGCACAAGATACAGCTTGCCGCGGCGAACGCACTTGTCTTTCCGGCGCTACGGTTGGAACACGTAATTGCCACTCCAGCGAATTCCCCGTCCACGTCCGGCTCGGTAAACAACCGAATCGGATTGTAATACTGAATCGGCTTGCCATCATCCGATACCGATTCAAATTTCACGCCATAATCTGCAAAAAGTTTTTCCCATTTGATATCATTCCAAAAAATCATTGTTTCACGTGAAACATTTTGTTTCACTTCCTCCTTTCTAGCATTTCCACAACCGCGCACCGCGTCCCGCATAATCTATGTTAACCGCCAGTTCCCCGCCAGCAAAACCGCAGACAAGCTCACGTTTATCGCACGATGATCGCACGTTTTGACTGCGGATGGACGGCGGGTAAAGGCAGAGATTCGCTGGGTATAAAAAGAGCTACGCTGGAAAAACGTAGCTCTTTTACACGTATGGAATGAAGTTTATCACACAAGATATAGTAACAATCAACTACAGGTAACATAAATACTCAAGTTACCGTCCGCCAGTCGGGGCGCGTACCCAGATCATGGTTACTTATTCCATAAATGGGTTAAACTTTTCGGTATCGCCGAACTTATGAATGTTTACCGCGGAAAGGTATGCGGTGAATCCCTTGTCGTTATGGAACTTGCTTTCTCCGATAGAGATGAACAGGTCAACTTCTGCGCCTTTACCGAGTTCTTCAACGCTTGAAACGGTGTCGATCTTTACGCCGTCCTTGTAAAAATCTACTTTATAGTTGGTCTGCGTTTTTACGTAACGTCCAGCTTTGTCGGTTTCTTTTGCAGGAATCCATTTTGCTTCTGCGGCGGCATCTTCGCCAAACTCTCCGATGATTTTTTCAAAAATGGCTTTCTGCTGATCGGCAGAGATAGAAGCGGAAAGAACGCTTTTGCCGTCTTCCTCTTTTGCGTATTTAACAGTTACGTAGTTCAGTCTCGTTTTCGCTTTGCTCATGATTTCGTTCTCCTTTTTGATTTAAGTTGTTTTTACTATACAGAACGCGGCGCTTTGCTTTGATCATTGTCTTATCTGGTCACTTCCAGACCGCGGTTGTGCGCTGATTAATCGTCCAGTCTCTTTGCTTCGGCAAAGAACTGTTTGTCCGGCATCTCGTAGCGGGCGGATACGGTATCGGTTAAGACACAAACAGAATTTTCTGCGTAGCCTGCGGAAGTGAGCGCGTTTACTTTTGCTTTCTGAGATTTCAGTTCTTCTGTACTCTCAAAAGAGCCGATCACCTGTTTTGTGTTTCTGTCAATGACAGAATAGATAAATGTTTCGATTTTTGTTCTAACCATTTTTTTCTCCTTTCGTTATGTGGCTATTTGTTCTTACAAGTATTATAATAGCACTGCCTACCAAAAAAGTCAATAGTTAAAATAAGAAAATAAAGAAAATATCTAAAAATAAAAGCAGGATGGAAAGGTTGAGTTCTTCCTCATGTAACGCCCAGATCGTTGCTAATACTAAAAACATAAAAAACACAAAATATCTCATATCGTCTCCTATTCCGGTAACACTCCGTCTTGAGAGTTTACCAATACTTCATAGTATTCATTCGATACACCTAAGGTATAAGTGGTATCAAGGATTCCAATGTTACTAGCCGTTAAAATTTCTTCCCCGTTTACTTTGATGTAATGGGGTTTCGAGTTGTTAAAGCAACTGATTGTCCGTCCGACATTTTCCATCCGGCGGCAGAGACGGAAATTATTACAGCACTTTAAGTTTTCCGCTCCAAGTTTTTTATTCATGCCAGCGACCGTAGACGTAAAACGCACGGGGTCTTTGCCAGATTGCGCCGCTTTTTCGTCCCATTCAACGCCGCAGTATTTTTTCGCGCCAAGGGTCTTAAACTGGATATAGAGGTCATCCATATCCCAAACGCCGAGAATATAACGGTTGTCACCAACGTCACAAAACGCAGGAATGTCGTTTTCAATCGCACGTTTTTCCAGTATTTTGTTTTTGGCTTCAAATTCTGGAATGTGGACGTCCGGATGTAAAAACTTGATACTATCGGTGTCGCAGTACACGGCATCCATTCCAACCACGTCCAGCATATCTTGTAACTGCTTTCTTGCGTGAGCGGTAACGTAGATACCCCATTGATAGTGCAAAAAGCTGTTTTTTCCATCATAGTACGTTTTCAGTGCTTTTTCCGCATCTGCTTTTTCCCTTGACCATTCCCCTGTGGTTTGGTTCATTACCCATTCGTCCTGTAAGAGATCGGTAACGCACATTCCAAACGTGCTATTCAATTTATTCTTAGATTTCATATACTCATAGACTTTATCGGGGTTTCCTTTTAAGCGGCTTTTTGCGATAAAAAACGCCATCATCGTTTTACGCATACTGTCCGGTAACTTTCCGCGCGCGGCTACGTAGCACTCAGACACGGTAAAAAAGTCGTAAGCATACTGGTTTCTTATGATTGCTAAGTCGATTTCCGTCATTGCAATTTCACAGCAATCAATCGACAATACGCGTCCATTATCAATCACACAATCTTTCCCGTGCTTCTGACACTTTGACAGCGGGATATATGGGACGGGGATGCCCTCTTTGATGCGTAAATTATCAAACTGTACACGCATGATAGCACAACGCGTAGCACACACGTTGTCAAACTGTTCCTGCGATGTGATCTCAACCGCATGGAACGCACTCATGGGATAATAACCCATGGCGATCTGCGCAGGATAGCTACTGGAAATATCCATGCTTCCCATTATGATTGCGTTTTCCCCTTTTTTCGCGGTGATCGTGTGCCCCGCGTGAATGCGGTTGGCGTGGGTGTTGCCGCCGCGAAAAGCATCTTTGCAGAGTTGGTACTGCGGTAACGTGAGCGCAAGGTCGGTAAAGGTATCGGGATAATAGTTTTTATCCGCTTGCATGGCACGGCGGAACTCGCGGCGGACGTAGCCAGTGGAGGTAAGGGGGATTTCCGCAAGGTTGTCCTCTTTACGTAAAGCGTGGATGCATTCGCAGAGACCGCGAACGTCATTGTAGCAATAGCCTTGCTCTATTTCTGACAGAGGGGTTAATGGGGTTCGGATTTTTCTGTAGTCGTATGTATCAACGAGTTTATAGTGTGTTACTCCCTCGCTGTTTTCGCAGAATTTCGAAAGACTCATATTGCTTAGAAAGTAAGAGCATCTAAACTCGATACCATAACGATGCGAAAAGCATTTCATTACCTTATGCGCATCTCGTGCAAAAATTTCAGAAAATTCAATAAAATCTTTCATAAACTGAAATTCATACGACAAGTTATGAACGTACACAACCACGCGTTTCCAATCAGAAGTATGCAAATACAAATGCAGTTTTTCACAAAATGAAAGAAACTCATCCCATGTGCGACCAAAACACACGGTATCTTTGACGCAGAACTGCCAGTGATACAGAAAGGCGGTTCCTTTCACTACTTTTTCGCCTGTTTTATGATAGCGTTCATAGTCCAATTTTTCCAACGTGGTCGTTTCAATATCAAACGCCATTTCTATGTCATAATAGACGATCGGATTTTTCTTTCTTCCGCGTTTTCGGCATTCGCGTACAGTTTGGAAAGACGCAAACGGAAAATCATCAACACTGTAAATTGTTTCACGTGAAACATTCTCTTTCCCGTCTATCATAACAGGCACTTCTAATTCGTACATTTTTTCACCTACTTCAATTTTAGTCTAGTTTTTGCAAAAAGTTCTTCTTCTGTGATGTAGCCGTCCAGATACTCTTTATACTCATCCATAATATCTTCGTAATCATAAGTATTATCACTCATTTTCAGAAGAAAATCATCGATGATCTGATTTGAGTCTAACTCTCTTCTCAGACTCTTCTTATATAAGTTGGACGTCAAAAAACGATATAAGTCCTTGTAATTGCTTTCGTCAACTTCTTCTGCAATTTTCCCAGACTTGTCAAAACGACGTTGCATTTCAGCGATACGATAACCCTCCAATGTTGTTTCAGGTGAATTTAAAAACGCAACCATCGTGTCCCATTCCTGCCGGAGAGATTCCTCCGATCGTTTTACGCCTTTCAAGAAACGGTTTTTTTCACGCCCTTGCGCCGCAAAAAATTCTTTTACCCGACCGTATGCCCACTGGTCACGGGCATGAATTTTTTCCAGTTTGGCAAGGCGGCTATTTGCCGCCTGCGCAACGCGTGGGAGTTCGCGTTTGATCTGGTCGAGGGATAAGTCGAGTTCTTGATAGATGCTGTAGTCTTTTGATTGCGGCATTATTCCACCTCCAATGATAATATATCTTTTATTCTCATTTCTCAACCTCTATTCTCTAATTCAATACGCACACCGTCCGTATCAATGTATACATAAGTAACAGCATACTTTCCATATGTTTTAACCGTATAAGACTCAAGTAAATCTTTTCCAATTCCGGAAAAAATAACATGGTCTCGTCCTAAGTATACGCGAACATCTTTACTGCTATAACAATAAGATGCGACTTGAAACAAATTTTTGCAGTCAGAAAGTTTCTTTCTAAACTCTCTATTAGCGTTTACTATCACATCAAGTCTCCTTTCTACAATTAGCAACCGCGTTCTTCATAATAATGACAATCTTCGAAAAGATCATCGCCATCATACAATGGACACAACGTACAATTATCGTTAGCAGAACAGATAACGCTATGCGAAACTTCTACATAATAAGCTTTCAACGCGTAACGGGTAGAAAGATTGTTATGTAATTTTACAGTAAAGCCTTCACCAAAATTACCTTTATACGGCACTGGTTTACAGAATGTATTCTTCTTAACGTATCCATTTGTCAAAGACGCGTGGTCATATGCGTAAATATGGATGTTCCCGTCAATATCTTCCTGTTTTACATATAAAGGGATATCCTCCATTTTCGCTGGTACGGTATACAGTTTTTCTAAAGCTAAAGTTTTCATAGCAAATTTCCTTTCTGCCCGTTACGCCGATAGCACAGCAGATATATTAATCAAAACTATAAAGCGGTGCTTCCTTATACACCTCTCTGTATAAGTCATCAAAAGCAACCCATCTAGTCAATGCTTTCTGTGCTTGCATGCTAGATTGTCCATAATAGTTTTCCATTATTTTAAGCATATCCCACGATTCATTGCATCTTTCATTTAATACGGTTTTAATTTCTTCTACTGTCATTATTATCTCTCTTTCTCCCCGTACTGCCGATAGGTCAGCAATCGTAATTATTAGTATGCGTTTTCCTTGTTTCTGATATTACAATACCACTTTTTCTATAAATATGTCAATACTTTTTCTAGAAAAATTTCTAGAAAATTTATATCACTAATCCTACACACATAAACCCTACACCCATTGTCCGCCACCCGGAGGGCAACAGCCTCCGGCGGTCACTGGCAGACAACCGAGCGTTACTGCGCGATTACTAAAGTTACACATATAATATGCAAGGCAGTCCGCGGAGCGGACGACCCCGGGCGATCACAAACGTTACACATATAATCAACCACATGGCAGCCGCGGGCAACCGCGGAGCGGTGACCCCGCAAGGGCAGGCGCGGACGGCAATCACTAACGTTACACAGATGTCCAACTGGCAGTCCGCGGAGCGGACGACCCCGAACGGGCAGGCGCGGACGGGACGGACG